TCATCGATGGCAAACGACCTGAATGGCAGGACGCCGACGGCAATGGCCTATTCTGGCAAGCACTAGCTCAGTCTCCGAGGACGGCAATTGAGTTCGGGAAGATGCTCGTCCAGATGCAGCGGCTTTCCCTTGGGCATGCCCCGAACATGCCCACCCCTCATCGAATGCTTGAGAAACCAGGTACTCTCAGCAACCAAACCCAGTCATCGTCGTCACGGGCTGTGGCTGGGCCAAAGGCTTCAGGAGGTGGCTCAGACTTGCTCAGAGCTGCTGACGTTGGTGGGGCTGCTAGGTCAGCCATGTCCCGAGCACTCCCCTCTCCGGACGCACACTCTCGTGTTGGCGGCAGGCCTGTACACTCTCCTGGGGTCGACGAACTCCCGGGTGCGTCTTTGCCTGGACGACTTCAGTCGGGCAGCGAGCCTCTTGCCGCATCTCAACGGCCCCCTGTTACGGTTGAGGACCCACGTGCAAAGCGCATCCGGGAACTTTTGAACATCGCAGCCGCCCGGAGGGCAGGCTGATGAACGCGAACACTAGTTCAGCTCATAGCTCTCACAACCAAGGTGCAGGCGCGCGGACTGAAGGGCCTTCATTTAACGGGAAGCAGGAATACAGGGTCCCAGAGTGGCGGATCAATGACCTCCTAGATCCCACGAATGAGGAAGAGCTTAACGCTCTCCTCAAGTACATGACGCCGGCGGAGCTCTCCGAGGTCGATTACCTCCTCAACGACGGGAGGGAGGATCCACTGTGGAGGCCGTTTGCAGGACCGCAAACTTTCGCTCTCCTCACGGAAGCGGACGAATTATTCTATGGAGGTGCAGCTGGAGGAGGCAAGACCGACCTCCTCCTAGGGACGGCTATTGAGGATCATTGGCAGGCGATCATCTTCAGGCGTGAGTTTGCCCAGCTCAAAGGGATCAAGCAACGTGGGGATGAACTCCTGCAAGGCAAAGCCAGGTTCAATTCACAGCAGCAAAGCTGGCGGTTCCTGGCCCCGAACCTACGTGGCAAAGTCGTCGAGCTAGGTGCTTGCCAGAATGTCGGGGATGAACAGAAATATCAGGGAAGGCCCCACGATCTGAAGGGCTTCGATGAAATCACGCACTTTACGGAAGCACAATTCCGGTTCCTCAAAGGGTGGAATCGGTCAACTCACATCAATCCTTATACGGGTGATTACTACAGGACCAGGGTTATTGCTGCCGGGAATCCGCCAGTCCATGCCGAAGGCCAGTGGGTCAACCGCTATTGGGCTGCGTGGCTTGACCCTCTCTTCGCCAATCCAGCTAAACCCGGTGAGATTCGCTGGTATATCACCAATGAGAAGGGTGAAGACGAAGAAGTCGCGGACAACACCCCGATCTGGCTTACTCTGAATGGTGTGTACCAGCAGGTCGAGCCTATCTCAAGGACGTTCATCAGGGCGAAGGTTCAAGACAACCCTGCTCTGATGGCAAGCGGCTATCTTGCAACCCTACAAGCACTCCCCGAGCCTTTGAGGTCCCGCATGCTTAGCGGCGATTTCAACGTCATCGAGGATGATGATGAGTGGCAGGTAATCCCCACAGCTTGGATCCTGGCTGCGCAAGCACGCTGGGCCCCTACCTATGGGGAGTACCTCCACAAGCAGATCGAGCGTATCCAGTCCGAACACACCAAGAGGCTAAATAGCCTCAATCCCAACACTGATCTTGACCAAGACACTGCCTCAGACGAAGGCGAACTCTCAGATCGGACGAGGGTTAACAAGGACGACACACAACATGCCCAACACAACACTGTCAGCGGATCCAACCAGTCTGGCGAATCTGTTCGAGCTGGAGAGGGTGATCGTCAAAGGCAAACAGCGCCAAGCCACTTTGGAGCGGTTGAGCAACAATTCAGAGACGCTGGGATCCCCGTCAGCGACAGCCGCGGAGGCGCTGTGCCGCTACAGCGAGTTGGTTCAGCAGGCCAAAATGCGCGCGTCAGCGAGCTCGAAGGTAACATCAGCGGGAACAAAACTTCGGAAGACCTTGATCCCTCCGTTCGTCCGTTAAGCGGCTCTTTAGGAAGCCCCGTCGACCGGGACGCCGCTAATCTCGCAAGCGGCCCTCGCCGCGAACATGACAACGGACCCCCGCTATCGCGAAAACAAGGTGCCGGCAACTCGTCTAATCAGTCGAGTCAACCTGAACCTGAACAGCAACAGCAAGGGATACAACCCTTGCCAATGCCGAGCTTCGACGGCAAGAGAGGACTTGGAGTTGACGTCTCCAGCCTGTTGACTCCTGTGCAGAGGCGATTGAATTCGTCTGCTCTGGACATGGTCAGAGGCGACAAGTATGACCTCCCAGGCTCTCGAGACATCGGTGTTGACGTTTCTCGAGGCGGGAAGCACTTCACCATCATCTCGGAACGCAGAGGTGCATGGTTTGCCCGGCTAAGAGGCGTCCCTGGGTCGCAGACTCCAGACGGACCTAGCATCGTCAAGCTGCTCAAGGATGCCGGATTCGAGGATTGGCGCTGCAAAATCGACGTCGTCGGCGTAGGTTCATCGCCTGTAGATGTCGGGCGCCTGATGGATATGGACATCGTAGCCATGAACGGGGCTGAAACCTCGCATGCTACTGACCGATCAGGCATGCTGACCTTCACAAATCAGCGCTCCGAATGGATGTGGATGCTGCGTGAAGCTCTAGATCCTGTACTAGGTCTTGATCTTGCACTGCCTCCTGACCCTGAATTGGCTGCAGATTTAGCGGCCCCACGTTGGTCCTCCACCGTAAGAGGCATTCAGGTCGAGGAAAAGCGCAAGACCAGGGAGAGAATTGGACGGTCCCCCGACAAAGGGGACGCCGTGATGTTCGCTTTTGCGCAGCCAAACCTCATCGGGGCAGGCTTCATGCAGTACTATCGTGAGCAATCCGACACGATAAAGGCTGCAATTGCGTTCCGTGAGAGGCCAGCAGTGCTGGATAAGGACGGATCAGGCGCAATTGACGAGGGAAATCCACTAGAGAGGGCCATCAGCGAGGCAGCACAGCTCCAAGCTATCCTGCCAAGCGAGTGGACTCAGGTTCTAAAGCGGTGAAATGAGCTACATCGCCACAAAGATGCGCGTTTCCCCTCGGGTTCTCGTCAAGCTGGTTGACGGGGCAATAGAGGGGGATGGGAATTGCATACAGGCTTGGCACGGGATCAAGAGAGCCATAGCCGACGATCGAGATCTATACCTGGAGGAGGTCGCAAAGTTCACAGAGCTGCTTGAATTGGCCGAGAAATCACTCCCTTATGTCGGTCAAATTGAGCCCTTCCTTGTGGATCTCTCCCAGGTAGAGCTATACTGACAGCATTAGGTTTGGCCGTTCATGAACAGATCAAATGCAGGGCAGCTAATTCTTGCGGTCTTCCTGGCAATGATGATCCTTGCCTTGCAGGAACCGTTGAAGTCCCTCGCTCAGGGGCAGTCTGCAACTCTGTTTGGTCCTGTTCAGATCACCCAGATGGGTCTGGATAATATCGAGCACAAGACTACCTATACGATTACAGGCCTCCCAGGAACGGGATTCCCTGTAGTGCCAGGAACAGGCACGGTAGGCACGTATGCTAATGGAGGAGTTGCCCTATCGACTTCAGCCGTACAGATCTTCAATGCTCCGAGCGCATCCCCGCGCTACAGGATCAAGATGATCAATAGCAGTGGAATCAGCACAGCAGGAGGGCCACCTATAGTTGAGTGGTGTCGGTGGGGTCTGGTAGGCTCAGCTCCAGCAGCCGCTGGGGGAGTTGGGTCGTTTGCTCTGCAGCCCGGCGGTGGCGGCATTGATGATCAGGGAGCAGGAGTTAATCAAAACGCAGTGAATTGCATTGCCGAAAGTGGCACACCAGTGATCTATGCGGAGCAGTATTAATGAGCCGCCGTAAACAAGTAGCTCTAGCTGCGCTAATATACGCAGCTAATCTACCAGTTGCGCTGGCGGCTATCGTTTCTCCGTCTTATGCCCCCATAGACTCGCCGCATTTTACAGGAACTCCCATAGTTCCGGGGTATTTGCCTTTAGGCGGCGGTGCCCTGACAGGAGCTCTATCGTCGCCTTCTCTGGCCGTCAGTGGTGCTATTTCAAGCGGAGCGCTCACCACAGGGGCTATCACAGGCTCTTCCCTCGGCCTATCTGGTAATGCAACGATCAGTGGGACGCTTGGTGTCACAGGAGCGACTACGCTTGCTGGTGGGACGCTGACTGGAACCTATGCTGGCGCTCACACCAACTCCGGCGTCACGACGTTTTCGGCAGCCGGGAATGCCTTGATCGTCACCAACAATGTTACGATCGGCGGCACTCTTGGTGTCACTGGGACGCTGACTGGGACGGCGGAAACCCTCACCGGCAACCTGACGGGAACGACTGCGACATTCAGTGGTTTTTTGACCGAGGGCGGCAATACAGTCACCAATCCGGCACTTATCTTGAACTCTAACGGCACCGGAGCAAGCGGCCTGCGTTTTCGGACCGCCGGAGTTGAACGCTGGCGACTCGTCACAACTACGGCTGAAACCGGCGTTGGTAATACCGGGCAGGATTTACTTCTACAAAACTACACCGACGCGGGTGTTAGCACGAACCTGCTGACGATCAATCGTGCGACTGGGTTTTTCCAGCACAACGGCCAAATGCTCGTGCAGAAAAACACCTCGGACAATCTAGCGTCGGAGATTGGCCTCTCTGGGTCTTTGGTCATCACGGGCGGTGCGCGAAACGCGAACCGACAGGGTGGCAGTTTCAGAGCAAGTAATCTTGGGTATGTTCCCTCTCTCGATCCGTTGTGGGCGGCAGGCACTACTTACAATGTTGGTGATTTTGCAAATTCTCAGGGAAAAATAATTCAGGCTGCCTCATCTGGGGTTTCAGGATCAACGCAACCGAATTGCTCTGTAGTTGCTCTGACTTGCTCCGATGGTGTCGTCGCCTGGCAGTATATAGGCAATCTCGGAACCTCCTATCAGATGATAGGCGGTTTCATGTCCGGTTCGATTTCGTCGTCGTACGGCGGTGTTCCCGGCGCTCCGATCGGAGTCGTTTTCGGGCTTAACACCCAGGCCAATATCAGCGTCCCGGATGCTGTCGCCGTTATCGGATACGAACTCAATTATGGCACGGCATATCCGGCCAATTCGCGTGTGGGCCTGCAGATCATCTCCGGTTTAGACGGTGTTGCGCAAGGGAAGGACCTGGACGTTGCCCTGCGGTTTGGCGCTCAGGACTCGGCAACGCCTGGAGTAGGCGCCGCGCCACTCAAACACATCATTGATCTCGGCGGTGTCACAAACTATCACCTGCTTGATCCCAACGGCACACTAGTTCGGGTCCACGCTCAAGGCTGGGGCTCTGCTCCGGCAACTCCGGTGATGATGACCGGGGCGGGTGGACTGGATCTCACCGAGTTTCAGGCAACCGGCGTAGGCGAGTTTGGCGGAGGCTTTATCTTCCGGGGTCCTGGCTCGCAAATTCTGAATTCGGGCGATATCCAATCAAATTTTGCGCTCCTGCACCAAACCTCGAACGGTGCATCGCTCGACGCGTCGCAGTATCACGTAACCGGTGTTGCGCTGCATGCTGGCGGCGGCGGAACTGACTGGGTTGCGGGCTGGTACGCTACCTGTTCTGATGGTTCTGTTGTTCGCACGACAAGTGCATCTGGCGGTGCCATCACGGCTGTTACTCTGGTGCTTGGCTCCTACAATTCAACGCCGCCAGGCACCGTGACCTGCACGTCTGAGTATCTAATCGGCACACCTGACGCTGCTGCAAACAATCGCCTTCCCACGACCCAAATTCAAGTCGATACCACGTCGGTTCTGGCAGGCAGCGGATCGCCGGTGCTGGCACTGGGCGGCGTTGCGACGGTGACCGCGGCAACTGCTGCTGTAGATACAAATACATTGCAGTTAGCGACAACGGGTTATGTAATCGGTCAAGCAGCGTCAGCCCTTCCACTGATCGACGGAACGGCTGCTGTTGGAACCAGCCCCCGCTATGCCCGCGCAGATCATGTACATCCAACCGATACCACGCGAGCACCATTAGCTAGTCCAACTTTCACCGGTACGATTGGCGGAGCTGCAATGGCGTTGACTGGTAATGCGACCATTGGCGGTTCGTTAGGCGTTACCGGTGCTACGACAATGGCAGCGTTGACAGCAACGACGGGAACATTCTCTGGACAACTAAATATCGGTGCCAGCGCCACCGTCGCAAACTTCCTCGCGAACCTGAACGGGGCCGCCACTGGGGCGCGCAAGATTCAGTGGCAGACTGCCGGCCTCGGTCGTTGGGATTTAGGACTCACCGTCGCCGCCGAAAGCGGGTTGAATGCCGGCGCTGATCTGGCTCTGCAAAGGCGGACAGACGCAGGCGCTATCCTCGATGCGCCGCTGACGATTTCCCGCGCGACCGGGCTTACAACATGGCTTCACGGCAGCACCCACAACCTCGGCACTGTGACGTTGGCAGGAGCGATCACAGCCGACCAGCAACCCATAAATGTCCAGGTCAGCTACGCCGGGACGAATACCATCGATACGTCAGCCGTTTACAATAGTTGGCTAATAAACTCCGACACGGTGCAGCTGTCAGGCTCAACCACGGCTCATGGTGCGTTGTTCGCGATGAAGCCGCAGACTGGATACACCGGCAGCCGCATTGGCCTTGGGTCAACCATGAATGTCCTCGGGCTCAGTGGCAATCTTGCCGCGGGTAACATCGGCGCATTCAACATCAGCCTCTGGGGCGACATTACCGGCAGCGTCAATCAGGGAGGCACAGGAACAACCCCGGCAACATCCTTCGGGTCGATTTGGGCGGCCCTGTTGAACGCGCGCCTCGCACCGACGGCCACGAACTATTCTTTGTTCCAAGGTCTAGAAATAGACATGAACGCGGAGGGAACGGTCAATCGTAAACATGGTCTGCAAATCAGTCTTGGCCCGACTGATGCCAATCGTGGGGCAACCTTCGATGCGGCTATCGTTCTAACCGGAAATCAGGCGATACCCGCATCGTGGAAAAATGGCTTTCTGCTCGGTGAGGATAGCAGTCAATGGCCATTCGCTTCTGATAGCACTTTGGTCGGTGCAAAGCTTGGGCAAAACAACTCTGCGGTTGCCGCTGTTGCCCAATATGGCATTGACTTTCTCGAGCCAACATTCAACGGCAAAGCCTTTCGATCGCAGAATTGGTCGGTCGACGGCGGGGGTGTTATGCAGATCGGCACCGGACTGATCCTGCCCGGTGCCTTGGGTATGACCATCGATGCCAGAGCTGCGGTCGGCAACACCGCAGACGGCGGCGGTATGATCGTCGATGGCGGAACGGGCGTGCCTGCCAACAATGCTGTGCTGACTGATCCTTATGGCGGCATCTATTTTGTCGTCAGCGCACCCGGAGGCGTGGCTACCAGTCTGGCGGTATATCGCCAGCCGTCCTACCCAAGCACAACGACGCCCGCAAATCCGGTCACGTTGACCGGGCGCTCCGGCTTTTCTGGCACCGCGCCGACGATCAACATTTCATGGAACACGGGAGCCAACACTCTCGCCTTGCAGACGGCAGGCGGGCCGACGACAGTTGGCGGTTCATTGGCAGTTACCGGTACAATTACTGGCCCAACCACAACACAGGCTGTAGATACAAATACTACCGCACTTGCCAGCACAGCCTTCATGTTAAATCAAGCTGCGTCAGCACTTCCGCTAATCGACGGAACGGCTGCGGTTGGTACTTCAACACGATACGCACGTGCAGATCATGTACATCCAACCGATACCACGCGAGCACCATTAGCTAGTCCTACTTTCACTGGGCTAGTAACGATGGCAGACCTCTCCCAGAGCGGTGCGCTGAATTTCCTCGGAGGCGACGTCGAAATCGGGTCTCAGACGGCAGTAGTCCCGGCCCTTATCGATTTTCATTCTAGCGGTACTGTCGTCGATTACGACGCCAGGATCATCACAACAGGAGGGTCATCTACTATTGGACAGGGCAGCATCAATATCCAAGCGTTGGCTCTGAAGTTCAATAACGTCAATATCGCAGTCACAGCCAGCCCTACTTTCACAGGCACGCCGCTCTCGACCACCGCCGCAGTGGATACTAGCACGACTCAGATAGCCACTACGGCGTTTGTCCTAGCTCAGGCTGCCTCTACGACGCCGGTCATTGATGGAACCGCCGCGGTGGGAGTCAGCACACGATTTGCCAGGGCTGACCATGTGCATCCGACAGACACCACACGCGCTCCACTTGCGAGTCCTACATTCACCGGTACGGTAAATGCGGCAGCGGTTACGACGACAGGCACTATCAATTCGCAGGGTGCTCTTGTTGTTGGAACTAATACGACGCAGCAACAATTTTCAATGAATGGTCCTGTAGCAAACAGAAATGTTGTATGGCAGACAGCAGGTGTAAAGCGTTGGCAGGTTACAGCAACTGGCACTGCTGAGGGAGGGGCCAACGTCGGATCTGATCTTCAAATAATCGCTTCTGATGATACGGGTACACCCATATTCACCCCGGTGACTATTACACGTTCTACCGGCTTGACGACGATGAACAATTTAAGCGCGACCATAACGGCAGGAACAATCAATAACGCCGTCATTGGCGGCACGACTCCTCTTGCTGGAACGTTCACTACACTGACCGCCACGACGATCAAAGTCGGAGCCAATCAGGTTGTTGGCGCACGGCAGACGGGCTGGACTGCAATGACAGGGACACCCGACCTATCGACAGTGTTCGCGACCTCTACAGTCACACTTGCACAGCTTGCTGGGCGTGTAATGGCTCTTCAGGCAGCCTTAACCACACACGGATTGATTGGACCATGAGCATGAGCATGGGCATGAAATATATCGTCTTAGCAGCTCTACTAGGTGCGAATCCTGTCATGGCTGCAGAACCGCAGCGGATGACTTGCATAGCTGTCGAATTAGATACCGTAGATCCAGCAATTCCTGACCCTACTGATCATGGTCTGATGGCTGTGCTTGATATGCAAGGTCGTTGGGTGGTTTCGTCCTGGACAGACATTGAATGGCTAGCTCTATCTTCTAGGGATCACCTGCAGAAGTGTGTGGCTCAGGAGTTGATGGCGATTCGATCGTCGGTTTCGAAGAATGTCACACCAGACCTGAATTGTCCACCTCCGCGCAACAAGGACGGTGCTTTGAGTATGTGGGCATGGGGAGCAACACAACGTGTGATTGATAACGACCCTATCATGCGAGCTTGCCAGCCAATCAACCGATGCAATTTTGGAGATACGTGCTCATGACCCGCACATTCATCCTCGCGGCTGCTGCTGCTCTGCTTTCAAGCCCTGCTATCGCACAACCTCCGCCACCGCCACCACAACAACAACTATATGTTGGGTCTGAATCTGGGCCTGTATCTAGGCCTAGCTCAGGACCTGGATCTGGTGCAAGTGCTGGTGTTTCGATCGTGACGCAGGCAGGAGCTGGGTTCAAGTTTACTGCCCTGACGATCTCAGGATGCTGCTCGATCGACAACACTGGCAAGGTTACCTTGGCCGCGGGAGTGCCACTGGATGAAGCCTCCCGCAAGTTCTGGGATACCGTGTCTGTGATGGGCATGAATAACTGCAAGCCTCCCCAGGAGGGAACTACGCCATGATCCGCGAAGCCATCGTCACCGCCTCATTGCTGCTGGCTTCGCCGGCAAGCTCACCTGCTGCCGGAGCCGCAGAGGCTCCTCGGACTGTCGACATGACTCAGGTGGTCCTGGATCAGAAAGGCGATCCTGTCCCTGACGCGACGCAGCAAACCCCTGATGATCCTCGCTGCACGAAGTGTGGCCCACTGACATTAGGGGCTGCTATTGCAGTAGTCTTGTTGATCGACCACAAGGACGAACCCAACATCAACTCCTTGGAGAAGGCCAAGAGAGCAGCCCTGGCTACCAAGATCCTGGGCAACAAGGAAGCTGTTCTTACTCCGCAGCAGGTGACCGAGATCACCAAGCTGATGAACATCTGGACGCCGATCGTAATCTCACGTGTGTTGCCGGCAATCGATCCGACAGTAGACCTGTCGAAGTAATTAGCATCAAGGTAAGGGTAACATGGCACAGCCAGGCGATTGGTCACAGAACAGTTACAAGGGGATGCCGTACTTCACGCTGCTCCCTGACGGGTATAACAAGGCCGACACCAGCAATCCTGTGCCCCTCATTCTGTTCCTGCACCAGTACCAGGATCAGGGTGAGCAGCCCAAGCAGATTTCAGCATGGTTCAATACGGCAGCATTTCGTGATAGGCACAAGTGCATCGTGGTTGAGCCGCTCTGCGAGATCAACGGACAGACATCGACGGCAACCTTCAACTGGGGAGGAGTCGATCCCAACCTCCAGCAGCCTATCGTCATTGCGTTGGAGATCGCTGACCTGGTGGCAAGCCAGGAGAATGTAGATGTTTCATGCATCTACGTCGTCGGCAATTCGATGGGAGGCCTTGGAATCTGGGGGATCCTGTGCAATCCAAACCAGCGAGGGCGTTTTGCTGCCGCGGTCCCCGTTTCGGGATCGTGCTACTATGAGGTCGGCAACGAGGTCATGATGGCCTTACAGCTGAAGGATTTCCCGATCTGGTCATGCCATGGGGCGCAAGATCCTCAGGTTTCGCCGCAATTCGACCAGAACATGTTCGCCGCCATGCAGAAGATCGGCGGCATCATGAAGTTCACGAACGACCCGAACGGGAAGCACGACACCTGGGATTCGTTCTTCCCTCGAGCAGACGTCTGGGATTGGCTCTTCGCCCAGCGGAAGCAGAATACAGGTACCGGTACAGGTACAACTCAGACCCCCACACCTACGACAACCCAGCCGGGAGGCACCACACCCGTGTCAACAACACAGCCGTCATCACAACTAACTCCGGGCAGCGGAGGAGGGCTTATTGACTCAGCCGGGCATGTCTGGACTCTACCTTCTTCTGGTGCTGTTACTCGCGATAATGTCGCTGTTACTGGTGGGGGTGGCACTTCAGCTTTGGCTATCGATGGCACTGTGGTCAAAGGTCAGGACTCTGCATCGGGAAACTGGTTTGCTTACGACAATGGTAACTGGGTTAACACGTCAGCTCCACCTCCTGCTTCAACCTCAGCTCCCGGTACCACGACGGCCCCAGGACCTACCCAGAGCCCAAGCTCCTCAGGGAACTTCACCGTCAAGGACGGCAAGATCTGGACTCCAGCAGGACTCCAGTGGACCGCCGGAGGCCTCAACACACGCAGCGTCGGAACTCCCTCCGACATCCTCGCAGCCCTCTCAGCCACGAACTTCGTCCGAATCGCCATCCACGACTTCAGTGCCCCAAGCAATTGGACCTCGCTGATCAACTACCTCACGGCTCGAGGAGTTGTCTGCGAGATCGAGAAGCACTTCTGGCCCTTGCAGAATGCTACCTCTGGAGGGGCTCTGCAGCAACTGGTAGCTTGGTACACGCAATATGCTTTTGCTTTCAAAGGCATCCCTCTTGTTTGGTTTGGCACTCCAAATGAGCCTCAAGGCGGAGACATCTCTGGGGAGCAGGTCGCCATCTATAATGCAATCCGTTCAGCCGGTGCTGGGCAGCCCATCCTCTTGGAGGCTGGGGTTGGTGGCGGTAATCCTGGCTTTACTGGCCCTGGTGCTCTTAATCCTGGTTCTTACAAGTCGATGACCAACGTCATCTGGGACCTGCACTTCTATGGATGGGCCAGCAAGTTCAGCACCGACCAGAATACAGTCAATGCCTTCCTGGACGGCACAGCCCAGGGCAACACAGGGATCAAAGCCTGCAATGCAATCCAGAGCGCCGACGGGCAAATCCCCATCATCAACGGGGAATTCGGAGTCTCCACCACTGGAGCAGCTGGATCATTCGATGCCAATGGCAATCAGGTTGTCTCTGCTGTCATCAATGCGGCACTCTCAGGCAAGACGTCGGGCTTTGCTGGGTGGGTCTTCGATGACACCGCCGCCAATAGCTCCCTGGCACTCGTTATCAATACGGGTAGCCCCAAGCTTACAAATTGGGGCATGCAGCTCGATTCCGGGCAGAAGCAGCTGGCCGCTCAACGACCCACGGCTCCTCCTGTAACAACACCGCCGCCAACGCCGGTCAGAACACCTGAGCCGCTAATCACGACTGCTCCTCCCGTAACGACGGCTCCTCCAGTAACGACTGCTCCACCGACTCCAACAGACACGCCGCAGCCGACGACACCCCAACCAACAACAACACCCTCGCCGACACCGACGACTGCTCCGCAATCGGCGAGCAAGCAGAATTTGCTGGATCAGGTGGAGAGGGTTCACCTTGAACTGGACGCACTGACAGACTCGATCAATAACCTCCCGTAAGGTATTATGCCAACTATCCCTCCTGGCTTTACAGGCAATGTCGTCCCTATGGTTCCTGGCTTCCTTACCAGGGCCGGCAATGCTCTTCGTTACGTCCTTAACGGCGTGACGCCTAACTCCTGGTTCGGACCTCTGCAGCCAATCCAGCCTGTAGTGGCTTCGAACCTCCAGGAGAGTGCCAAAGGGCGTAGGTTCGATTACGGTGTCGGCCGTAACATGGCATACACCCCTCGGGGTGAAGTAGGGGTGTCCTTTGCAGATCTTCGGGCAATCGCTCTTAACTGTGAGATCCTTAGGGGAGTCGTTGAGGCAAGGTGCGACCAGATTGCGGCAATGGACTGGGCGATACGACCCAGGCTGGCCACCGACAGCAAAAGTGACGGTTCTGGTGATGGGGGTGGTGCTAAGCTTGCTGCTGATAGCGGAACTAGTGGGTCTGGCGCTATGGGTAGCCAGACATCTCCAATCGGCAGTAGCAGCGTAAGCGGGGGCATAACAGGCAATGGCAGTCCCACTGTTACCAAGCGACAGATCTCTTCCTTGAGGATGCCCAAAGACGTTGCGAAGATTGTCAGCGACATCACCGACTTCTTCACATATCCGGATAAGGAGCATTCCTGGGATCAGTGGACACGGGCTCTGAACGAGGACATGTTCGTCATTGATGCAGCTACTATCTGGAAGCGCAAGACACGGGGAGGAGAATTGTACAGCCTGGAGTATCTGGACGGCTCGACAATCTTCCCTCTACTGGATGATGGCGGTCGTATGCCTCAGAATCCAGGAGATCCGGCATACCAGCAAATCCTCCATGGTGTGGTCGCTGCCGACTTCACGGCCCAAGAGATGATGTATATGCCTCGCAACGTCAAGTCCAACCGGGTGTATGGACTATCTCCTGTCGAGCAGGTGATCATCACCACGAATACGGCTATTCGCCGATCGATGTTCCAGCTGGAGTACTACCTCAACGGCTCGACTCCTGATGCATTCGTAGGGCTGCCGACCTCGTGGAACCTGTCGAACATCAAGGACTTCCAAGACTGGTTTGACTCCCTCCTCTCTGGCAATCTAGCAAACCGACGCAAGACGAGGTTCATGCCGGGAGAGTTCAAGTACCAGGAGACAAAAGAGCCTCCTCTGAAGGACGACTATGACGAATGGTTAGCTCGGGTCATCTGCTTCAACTTCTCGGTGAGCCCTGAGCCTTTCGTCCAGCAAGTCAACCGTGCGACTGCAGCTACGTCTAAGAGTCGGGCTCTCGAGGAAGGTAAACTTCCACTACAGAGGTGGTGGAAGCAGATGATGGATCGAATTATCCGCTTCGATCTCAAACATCCGGAGTATGAGTTCGTCTTCCTGGAAGACAAGGAGCAGGATCCTTTAACCCAGATGCAGATCGACGTCGGCTACGCATCCGCAGGAATAGAGGCTATTGATGAGGTCAGAGGAGATCGAGGACGGCAAGCCTGGGGCGGACCTGCTTCCCAACCCATGCTCAAGACCACCAGTGGCTACGTCCCTCTGGGGGCACTCACCGGAGCCAATGCAGTGGCCGCGCTGGCTAGTCAGGGTTCTCCGGGGGCTAACACCACACGAGGAACCAAAACAGGAGACTCCGGAGGCACACAGCGAGCTCCCGGGCTAGCAAAGAACACTGAGGACCCTGAGGACCCTGAAGATCCTGAAGACCCTGAAAACACCGAATAACTTCACGCCTATATAACAGCACAGATAGGACACTGCAATGGCTCTTCCAATCGTAGGCCGCATCCAGCTCTTGGCACCTCTCGCAAACCAGCAGTTTGAGACCAAGGGAGGCACCGTATATACGTCCGACAGCAACGGCCTCATCCAGCTGTCGTCGGTTCAGCCCAACGACTACGTCAGCCTGCTGAACATGGGCTGCGTCCAGTACGTCCCTACCTGGCTGGGCAAGCTCATCGGCGCCAACATGAATGTGACGACCGACAACATCATCCCGTTGTTGATCCCGCCAAGCACAGGCTTCCGAGTCACCAGGGTCACCGTGAGGAATGCCTCAGCCTCGTTGACGACCGCCGCCGGCGGAGTGTATACAGCCCCGGCGAAGGGCGGCACTGCATTGGTCGCCGCGACCCAGGTCTACAGCGCCCTCACAGGGCCTACTCTGCTGGCCGACTTGACGATCGCAGCAACTCCAGGCAATACTGTCTGGCAGGCAGCTGCCGTCCCGAATCTGTACTTGAACCTGACCACTGCTCAGGGCGCAGCAGCAACTGCCGACGTCTTCGTCTACGGCGACGTATACCTGTAACTCTCACCTCACACAACCAACAACCAAGGTAGGTCTCCAAGGGGACGATCGTACCAGTCAAGAAAGGTACCCGATATGCCGGGCCCATACATTTACGTACCCATCCGGAAAGTCGATGCGGCTCAGCGCCTGGTGTACGGGGTTTTCACCGAGGAAGCTGCCGACCGCAGTGGCGAGATCTTGGACTACACGACCTCCAAGCCCAACTTCGAGGACTGGTCCAATGCTCTCTACAAGAGCTCCGGCGGGAAGTCGTACGGCAACCTGCGTGCAATGCACAAAGCCGTCGGTGCAGGCATCTTCGTCGAGCCTCTGGGCTTCGATGACGTAGCAAAAAGCATCACGGGCGTTGCCCGAGTCATCGACGATGCCGAATGGGCAAAGGTCGAGGCTGGGGTCTATACGGGGTTCAGCGTCGGCGGCAACTATGCCAAGCGCTGGGTAGATCCGACGGATCCCACAAAAACCCGCTACACAGCAGTCCCCACGGAGGTGTCGTTGGTCGACATCCCCTGCGTGAAGGGTGCGACCTTCGAATTCGTGAAGGGTGAAGGCATTGCTCCCGAGCAAAGAGCGTTCACGACTACCGTCAATACCAGCCAGGAGATCCCGCTCCTCTCCGAGGTGATGGAGAAGGACGCTGCATCGACTCCAGCTCCAGGCAGCGCGAGCGAGGGTGACGCGGGAGGGGGCGGCAACGAGGGTGACGCGGGAGGGAGCGCAGGAGTAGGCTCACTCGAGCAAGTATGGAAGGCTGCAGATGGAACCACATTTGCCAAAAAGGCCGATGCCATCAAGCACAATGCCACCATCGGAGGCACCGGAGGCATCCCAGGAGCCGCCGGAGGCACCACCCCAGCGAAGTCTGCTGGTGAGAGTGTGGCGGAGCCCCCCGGTAACGATCCTGTGGTGGCAGCTAACAATGCCTTGGCTAAGCTCACGGCAGCTTTGGGTAGCCTGGACAATCAGGTTAATAACGGTGGCGGCCTTAGCGTGGATGGCCCTCAACTGTATAGACCACGCAAGGCGGTGTTGACTGAACTCCACAAGTCATTCGATTCGCCCGAGGCTAAGACACAGCTGAAGGATGCACTGCGCAAGGGGATGTACGACGTCGGCCGCGTCGCCGATATCATCATGTCCATGCGTTGGCTGCAGTCCTCCTTGGCCGTCGAGAAGGCCAGGGAGAAGGATGACTCTGCAACTCCTGACTCCGCAATGACCATCCTGAAGTCCTTGTGCACCTTGCTGGGAGCCATCGTCGCCGAGGAGACGAAGGAACTCCTCGCAGACCTCTCCGGCGATGGTGGGACTGAAGATGCTGTTGACTACGCCTACTATGCAGCAGCGATGCCCAAGGATCTCCTGAAGGTCATCAACTGGACCCAGGCAGTGCCGACAGGGCTCGATGACAAGGCCGTCAAGATCTTCACCAAGGTGTGGGATACTGCCCTCACGGCCACACCACCAACAGCAGCAACACCATCGGTTGCTGACTTGATTGGTGCAGGCAGCCCGCTTGCCAAGTTCCTTGGCGGAACGATCACTCCGGAGGAGCTTGACGAGACCAACGAAGATCTCCCGCAACCCATTCGCGTCCTCCTGGGGAAGAATGCTACCCTGGCGAAGACGCTGACCTCGCTGACAACCGACATGACCAAGATGGCAGATCGCATCGAGGTGCTGTCGAAGATGCCAGAACCTGTTCGTGGGATCCGCAATGCCCATGCTATCACCAAGCTTGCGGATACTACCAATGCCATGGGCAATCCATCAGGAGCACCCCAGGGCCTCGATACACCAGCTCAAGTTGCAGCGGCTTACCAGAAGTTCCTCGAGGGGATACCCATGGAGCAACGGGCACGCGAGCTGATGAAGCTATCACTTGCCAATCCTGTGGCGTCTTTTCCGGGGACGGACTGAAGCTCACCACACCACACCCACAACACCACACCACAACCCAATACCAACACAGGAGCGACTTAGGTATGGACCCCGTATATGGAGCTAACCTCGGCGGGTTGAGTCTGACTCAGCAGACCGTCGACATGATGAAGGCGAGCCTCGGAGCGCCGTTGGACAGGCAGAACCAGAAGCTGAACAAGGGTGTCAGCATCTCGACGGGTCTGACTTTCTACGACCTGCAGGCCCCCTCGAAGTCCCTCTATCCGCAGATCACGCCGATTCGGAATTCCTTGCCGCGCACGCATCGCCCGTATCCGGGAGATGCTGCGCACTGGAAGCAAATCCAGAGCATCGTCGGCTCAGGCTACGACGCGATGGGATGGGTTCCCGAAGGTCAGCGGTCTGGGACGATGAGCTACCAGGCCAACGACATGACGGCGACCTACGTCACGATCGGCGAGGAAGACTTCCTGACCTTCGAAGCCGAGAGCGCCGCCGAAGGCTTCGAAGACGAGAACATGATGGTTACCTTCCGCCTTCTGCAGAAGATGATGCGGAAGGAGGAGATGGCCCTCATCGGCGGCAACAGGACGATGGCCTTGGGGATCCCAGCCACCCCCGTCCTCAGCTCCTCGGGGACCGGCGCAACGTTGCCGACGGCCACCTACTCGGTGATTGTCTGCGCCCTCACCTTCGAGGGCTGGAAGAATTCGAGCGTTACTTCGGGTATCGCCACAAGCAAGGTCATCACCGGCGCAGACGGCAAGACGTTCACCCTCTTCGGGGGGTCGTCCAACAAGTCCACCGCAGCAACTCAGGCGGTCACGCTCGGCGCCGGCTTGATCTGCAACGTCACTCCCCTCCAGGGAGCGATCGCGTATGGCTGGTTCATCGGCACGGCGGGTAACGAAGTCCTCCAGGCAATCACCACGCGTGCCTCCTACACGCAGCGTACACCGTTGCTGATCGGGACAATGGCGGCAACGTCAATCGTGGCCGACAACAGCCGCAACCCGAACCTCGCCTTCGACGGCCTGGTGACGTGCGCGCTGAACCCCAATGCGCCGTTCTTCAACCAGACGCGCAGCTCCCAGGCGTACGTCAACTATCTCGCCAACACAGCCGACGGAACGGGCACGGGTCTCACGGCCAGCGGCCGCGGCAGTGTGATTGAGATCGACAACATGATGCAGGGCATGTGGGACACTTTCAACCTCGGTCCCAGCGTCATCTATGTTAACTCCCAGGAGCAGAAGAACATCACCACGGCCTGCCTGAACAACGCGTCTGGGCCTCTGCTGCGGTACACGACCGAAGGGACGCAGCCCTTTGGCATCGTCGCCGGCGGTGTTGTGGATTTCTACTACAACCCGTTTGCTCCGAACGGCGGCTACAAGATCCCGATCAGGCTGCATCCTGACGTCCCTGCAGGCACCATCCTCGCCTACTGCGAATCGTTGCCGGCGTGGTATCAGAGCAACGAGGTCCCGAACGTTGCCGAGATCCTGACGCGCCGGGACTACTACCGTGTCGATTGGCCCCTGCGCACCAGGCAGCGGGAATACGGCGTGTACGCCGAGGAGGTGCTGGCCATCTATGCAACGTTCGCCATGGGGGTTATCAGCAACATAGCCAACAAGGTCGGCGTCTGACCCTCACAGCTACAGGTTAGCATCCACGGGGGCGGTTCCGGTCGTGGGTGTCTAGCGGGCGGGCTCATCAAGTGCGACGGGATTCGGGTTTGATGAGCCCACTGCTAGCAGCAGACTAGCGGACTAAATTGACGGAGTATAGTATCGAATGCCTGAGCAACTTACATCATTGGCCAGCGCGAAGGTTTGGTTAGGAGCAGCAGCTGGTTCGCAGATGGATGCATTGCTGGTTGGACTCATCAATAGGATGAGTGCTCAGGTCCTTGGCTACCTCAATCGGGATTCACTCGTGCTGCGTCAGTACTCTGACACGTTCTCCGGACAAGGTCAGTGCAGACAGTTCACCAAGAACTGGCCGATCGTATCCGTCGAGGCCGTTGTAGTCGGCACGCTCACAATGACGCCTGCTAGCTTGATCACTCCTGGACTTGATCCGGGCGTGACCAGCTACTCAGAGACAGCCAACAGCTATCGATTCCCAACCTGGGACGGCATCCCTCCAGGAGGCCCAGGTATGGTTGAGTTGATTGGCAACTCATTCCATCGAGGCCACCAGAACTGCCTCATCCAATACCATGCCGGCTATGGCACACAAGCCGAGTCCCATGTCATTCCAGCAGGTGGTGCTCTTCAGGTTAACCAGACATACGGGACATTCAATACTGACCAAGCAGTCACCGACAATGCTACTCCACCAGCCATCTTCGCATTCAGGGCTAACACAGCCCAGGCTGACCTCCTCACAGGCCAGTACTCGCTCGACCTCAACACCAGCGGCGGATATCTGTTTGCTACGGCCGATGTCGGCAGGACTGTCTTGATCGACTACAGCTGGGTGCCATACTCAGTTGAGCAGGTTGTCCTGGAGATGATTGCCGAGTCCAACAGGAGGAGGACCTCACCTGGAGTAGTCTCCCATTCCCTTGCTGGGCAGGAAAGCGCCACCTACGACAAACGAGGTGCCCTACCTGGATGGGCTGCACAAGCGCTACAGTCCTATTCGATGGTGCTGCCAGTATGAGCGGCTCGTCCAACGGCACATCAACACCCATGATTGACGTCAGGTTCACTCTGACGGGGATGGAATCTCTTGTTGCCAGGTTCAGAGCTGCGCCTGCTCTCCTGCTGGCTCACCTGAAGAGTGATCTGGTCTTCCTGGCAATCGACCTGCGTGATGCTGCTGCCAGACGTACTAATCCAAAGACGGGCCGGCTAGCTGCATCCATCCAATCAAGGGTGGCTACTCAAGGCGACAAGAGTGTTAGCCTGACGTTGTTTTCCGAGGGAGTCCCTTATGCTCATGCTCAGGAGTTTGGGCACAGATACCCGCCGAGGCAGATCTTTGCGGCCAAAGCTGAAGCCCTAGCCTTTGTCTGGGCCAAAGGAGAAGCCAGAAGAGGAGACGTCAACTTCTACAACAACGTCCTGTGGCCTGGGGCTGTGATCCCTCCGAAGCAGTACATTGCCGGGGCGTTACGGGACAAGCGTGCTGAATTCGAGCAGCTCACCAGAGATGCAATGACTAAGGTCCTCCAGGAGACAGTCGGGCCATGAGCGGTGGTGGTAGTGGTATAGGCAATACAGTCAATCTCGGGTTTGGAGCACACTGGCCTCCAACGTCTCGGGAAGACGTCATGACTGCACTATTCGCATTGCTGCAGACGTTGCAGACCTCACAGATCGTGGTAACGTGCGATCGGCGTTTGAAATTGTGGTTTGAAATAAGTTCAGAAGAGAAGCCCGCCGTCTACATGGTTGAGCACGAGGAGGATAACCAGCCCTCCCCAAGTGGCATGTCTCCCAAGAGACAGTGGCAGGTCATGATCTTCATCTATGCGGACGCACCTCAGGATGGAGTCACCAAGGGCTCGATCCTCCTGAATAACCTTATCGACCAGGTAGAAGCTGCTCTGGGGCTTCAAGGAGGTGCTATAAGCATGCAGAACTTGGGAGGGAGAGTATACAGAGTATGGTCTGAAGGCAGAGTACTGAAAGACCCCGGTGACCTTGATGGTCACGCCTTAGCTATCTACCCTGTTCACATCAGGGCCCCTTGATACCACACACGAACACGAACACGAACACGAACACGAACACGAAGGAGAGCTTATTATGTCCGGTCAGCAGAACGACTCCACAACGACGGGTCTCGGAGGCAGCAACAATCCGAATCCCCCACCCCAGAACACGGCATCGCCACAGCCCAACAACCCGGCGAATCAGGCAGCACCTTCCGGGGCCATTCCTTCTCCAGGGTCGGCCAGCGGTGGTCCGAATGCACAGTCAACAGGGCAGCAGTCCGATCCGAAGGCAACCGACGCCGGCTCAGGCACCCCACAGCCCTCGACCACTGACAAGCCGTCGACGCCGGAAGCTGCTCAGCGGCCGGCTCCTTCGCCAAGCCCGACGGGCACGGCCACGAACAATCCTCCTCAGGGCGGAGCCTTGCGTGCGTCCGAAGGCCAGAATCGCGCCACCCCTGATTTCAAGACTAGCGACGAAGCACTCCCGGCGAATACCCCGCCGGAGTCGGCTCTCGGCCGTGATCAGGCTTCGAGCGGGACGCAGCCCTCGCAGACCACATCTGGGTCGCAGACTTCCCAGGCCGCGAGGGGCCTTGGGACCGACGCCGAGCGTGCTGCTCAGGGTCGGCCCAGCATCCAGGAGCTCCAGGCCCAAGCAGGCTTCGAGCCCACGCAAGGAACGCCCGAGCAGGAAACGAAGCGGCTGACCGATGCGGAGGTGAACATCGGTGCAGATCCGCAGACGGGCGCGATGCGGCCGAACGTCCTGACGCAGCAGCAGGAGCAAGTCCAGGCCATCATCGACTCCTGGGTCCAGGCTCACCTGCAAGGATCGCCGGTCCTGAATGATCAGGCTTCGGTCGACCACCTCAGGGACAAGATTGTCATCCTGCGGGACCTGCTGACTCAATCCGTTACTGGGCCGGCAATAGTCAATAGCTGAGCGCTGCTGGCTGGCTGACGACTGGGCTGCAGTGCCAGTAGCTTAACATGAAAGGATATGTAAGATGCAGTTCGCTTTCGGGTCAGGTCTTCTTTGGGGGACAAGGACCGACATCTCCAACGGGACCCCTGTAAGGTTCGGCGTCTTGCAGGATGTCTCCATCGGCTTCAACGGCGAGATCAAGGAACTCTATGGGCAATACCAGATGCCCGTGGACGTTGCTCGCGGCAAGGTGAAGATCGAGGGCAAGGCCAAGCTCGGTCGAATCTCCGCCGTGATGTACAACGCTTTGTTCTTCGGACAGACGCAGTCGTCCGGGCAGAAGTTCACGGCCTACGACGAGCCTGGGACCACTGCGATCCCCGCAACGCCGTTTCAGCTGACGGTCCTCAACTCGGCGACGTTTGTTTCCGACTTGGGCGTGCGGTTTGCCACGACAGGACTGCCATTGACCCAAGTAGCCTCAGGGCCAACAACGGGGCAGTACTCCGTCAGCGGTGCAGGCGTCTACACGTTTGCATCAGCCGACACGACCAAGTCAGTCCTGTTTGATTACGTATATTCAGGCGTCACGGGCACCACAGTCGCCGGGGCGAATCTCCTCATGGGTAATACCCCACGCTTCTCCTGCACATTCTCGGACATCTTCGAGGGTGTGACGGTGACCATGAGGCTGTTCGCCTGTGTCAGCTCCAAGCTGAGCTTCGCCTCGAAGACCGACGACTACATGATCCCGGAGCTTGACTTCCAAGCATTCCAAAATGCTGCCGGTCAGGTCTTCGAGTTCACGGCTTCCGAATAACACAACAACAACAATAACACTGCTGTGTAGCCTAAGCCAGGCCATCCTTAGTCCCGTCTAGAATGGCTCAAGAAGCTGCATAGCTTAACCACCCAAGGAGGTTTACTGATATGTCTGGCATGAACGGAACCGAATCTATCACAGCACGGGCTGAGCCTACACTCACGGATACGTCGGTCTATCCCGACCACATCCAGATCACCGTAGGCGGTGTGCATTACGAAGTCCGTCGTCTGCCATTCAGGGCTCTGAGCCGTGTGTGGAAGTCCTTCCAAACCATCGCCGTGATCGGCAATACGCAGTTCCCTCCAGACATGCCGGTGGAGAAGGCTATCGAGAGCCCTGACTTCATGGAGTGGCAGACCAAGAAGATCGAGTCCATGATGGAGGTGATCTGTATCGGCATAAGAGACACCAAGGTTTCGGCCGAGAGCATGCTTGATCAGATGACCATCCCTGAGTCACGGCTGGTGCCTGCCTGGTACAATGAACTGCTGAGGATCTCTGGCTTCACGGAGGGTCAGGGCGCCCCTTTGGCATCAGCCCAAATGACGGTGCAGGCTCAGGCTCCGACATTGATCGATTCAGGCAACCAGACTTCGATGCCATCATCGCTGAACTAGCAGCCCAAGGAATCTGCGGAGGTGACTGGGATAGGATAGCTGACACCATCGGGCTGTACGAGTTGCATAAGTTTCGTGCATACTGGGCTAAGGTCCCTCCGGCCAACTTGATCCTTGCGGCGGCTCATAGAGTAGGGATCTTCGCAAAGGGGTACATAGGCACGACCGACCAAACGAGGTCCTCCGCGGGGGGTGCGAAGACAGATGTTTTGACGGCTAAGGACTTGATCCCAATGATACGGGCAGCCGGAGGCAGTCTACGAGGCTAGGGTGAGGTGAGGTAACTCAGCATGTCGGGTAATGTCAATGCCACACTGACTGCGAATATCGCCCAGTTCCAAGCGGCGATGGCCCAGGCGGCTGCTTCATCCCAAGCGTTTGCAGCCCAGCAGGCAGCAGCAGCAGCAGCGGCTCAGAACTCCTTCAACACCCTAGCCTCAGGTGTTAATGCAGCCGTAGCCTCGCTGAACTCCAGCTTCAACCAGGTACAAGCACAAACTCGCACCCTCAATACAAATTTCAACAATCTCGGCCTGTCTGCACACTTCCTGGGCCGGGAGTTGCATGCGGTTGTTGACGAAGCCTTGGCAGGAAGATGGGGTCAGTTACAAGGGACGGTTGCAAACGTCCTCTTCACTATCGGGGCTATCAATCCCCTGCTGACTGCCCAGATAACTGCTGTAGCAGCTATTGCTGGAGGGGTAGGCTACTTAGCCTATCAGTGGTACGAGGTCCAGAGAGCTATTCGCCAGACCACCGGTGAGATGACCGTTGCAGGCACGCTCACTACGGAATCCACCAACCAGATTAGGACCTTCGGAGCACAGATAGCTTCCCAGTTCAACCTGTTTGGATCTACTGCCCAGCAAGTTGTCCAGGCGGCTCACAGCGTCAGTGGGGCAGCTGCACCTTGGGCGAATGAGATTGCTAGGATTGGAGCAGCCCAGGCTAGGCTCCTTGAAAACGATCCTGTCAAGACCACTCAGGAAATTGCTAACCAATTCAACACTGGCGCTGCTGGTGCATTGTCGTTTGCAGACAAGTACCACGTCCTGGACGCAGCTACACGTGAGCATGTCGTAGAACTCCAGAAGGCTCATGATGAGTATGCCGCGATTGGCGTCGTCATCAAGGCGGTCGAAGACAGAGTCATTGCACAGTCTCAAGCCTTGGTCGCTAATGACAGAGCTCGTAGGGCCTCACTGCTCTCGGGTATGCAGGCTACAGACGAGCTTGGTCTAGCAGCTCGGGGCCCTGAAGACCTTGGTCCTGAAAGGCTTACACAGCCTCCCAACCCACAGCAGCCTATCAACATCCAGGAGAACCAGGACAGAGAAGCTGTCATAGCTACCAATGAAGCCCTGCGGCAGAGGACGATCCTCCAGCTCCAGTTGGACGCTCAGCAGCGTGAACTTGATCGTGATAGGGCAGCTGCTGCTTCAGGCGATGCAGGCGCTCAGACTAGGATCAATGCTGACAACGAAGCCATCATCACAACGCAGCAGCGCCTAACCGAAGTCCATACGGAGTCCGAACGGCAGCAGCATGAAGCGACAGTCCAAAGGCTGCAGCAGGATCTGATTGCTCACAAGGACTTCGCCGACCAGCAAGTCCCTATCCTTGCAGCGATCGCGGCTGAGCAGCAGCGCTACCACGGTGAAGAGACAACAGCAGCTCGCACGGCCTCCGACCAAGTTACAGAGGGGCAGAGAAGAGCTACCGAGCAACAGCTCCAGCTGGCTCTGTCTCGCAAGGACGGCGAGATTGCTGCTGCCAAGGATTCACTGGGGGCCCAGCTTGCACTGGAGCAGCAGAAGCTCTCTATCTTGGGGGCATACCACAAGCAAGGAACTTTGGAATACCAGACTGAGCAGAATCGCATTGTTGGTCTGTCGAGACAAGTATCTGACGAGAATATCTCGATAGCCGTCAGTGAACTCAAGTCCAAGCAAGATCTCGCAGGTCAGGACTTCGCTACCAAGCTGAGGATCGAAGACCAGATCCTTGCAATGCTGAGGGCTCACTACGGTGAGCATAACCGCATCTATATGGAGGAAGCGCAAAGAAAGGCACAGCTGGAGAACGAGGCTGCTCAGGCCAGGACAGAGATCGAGCTCAGATCGATCAGGTCGGACGAGACTAACTACACACGTAGGCTGACCGCCCTAGAGCAATCCAACAAGGCGCAACTTGCCTCCTACCAGCTCTACTTCGACCAAGCCAACACCAGTGAGAGGGCATTCGTAGAAGAGAATACGAGGCTGATGACGCAACGGCTAGATGCTGAACTAGCCAAACTCACGCAAGGAACTACGGCGTATCAGCAGACCATGGATCTGCGAGTCTCTATCACTGAACGTGGCAATGCTGAGATAGCCCGCCTGGACGAGCAAGCTGCTCAGAGGCAGCATCAGATTGCTCAGGTCCAGCAGCAGTTCTGGGAGTCCACATTCGACAGGATTGGATCTGAATGGGCTCGGACTACTGCTGACCTAATCACGTATTCCACTACATGGTTGCAGGCTGAGCAAGCCATAGCCAAGTCAATTGGCACTGCAATCCTCGAGGCTGCATCTCATGTCCTGCTGACGTGGATCGCCACTGAGCTGGCTAAGACGGCTGCCACAACAACACAAAACGCTGTCAGAGAGGCTCAGGAGATCAAAGGCCAAACAGGCATGACGGCTCTAATCCTAGGAGCCTTGGGGATCCATATAGGAGCTGAGTCGGCTAAGACGACTGCAACTGTGGTCAACAACAATGCGCGTACTGCATCAACCCTGACAAGTGAGGCTGTCCAGGACTCCACATTCCTGGTAAGAGTAGGTCGATGGATCGCAAGCCTGTTTGGCTTTGGAGCTGCATCAACTGCAACCGATACTGCTAGGACAGCAAGCTCAGTAGCGGCTGATGCTACAGCATCGGGATCAGGCATAACAGCTAACCTACTCCTAGCACAGTCGTATGCCGCTGTTGGTGCTGTTGCTGCCGGCGCATCTGTCGCAGCCATCCCTGTAACCGGATGGGCTGCCGTTCCGGAGGTCACAGCAGCTACTCTTGCCGAGCTATCAGGCGTGGCCAAGCTAGCTGCTCTAGATGTAGGTGCTTGGTCGGTCCCTCAGGACATGGTCGCACAGATCCATCAGGGTGAGATGGTCATCCCGACAACGTTCGCACAGGGGATGCGTGATGGAGGGGGCCCTGGAGGTGGTGGATTTGGTAGTGGTACTGGCGGAGGTGGTGGTGATGGTTCAGGCGGTACCTCTGTCAGCTTGAGTGTGTCATTGCAGGCAATCGATACACAGTCTGGGATGGCATTCCTGAAGAAGAACGTCCCACAGCTGACTAGCATGATCTCCCAGCAGCTGAACAGAGCCCCAACAAGGAGGCCAACCTACTAATGGCTCTTCAAGTCTTCCCGAGCTTTCAAGGACTGGGTTATCCTTTCGTCAGGAAGAGGATCCAGGCTGCCTACATCCAGGAGTCCTTCTCAGGCAAGGAGACACGGGTGCAAGGCCCAATCTGGCCTCGTTACCAGTGGACGGCCACGTATGATGCGCTGAGAGCGGACACAACCAACCTTGAATTCCAAAACATGATGGCCTTCCTAGGTCTCATTCAAGGTCAGTACCAGCCCTTCTATTTCAGTGACCCTTTCGACAATGCCGTCAATGGGCAGCCCTTGGGGACAGGAGATGGTGTCAACACAGTCTTTCAGGCCGTCAGGTCAATTGGTGGTTATGCCGAACTGATCCAGAATGTGCGGGTTGTCTCGTCAATCGCCGTGAATGGAGTTGGAGTCACCGCTACTGTAGGCCCCACAGGAGCATTCACTCTAGCTGTAGCTCCTGCAGCTGGTGCCTTGGTAACCGGGATTTTCACGTACTACTGGCTGTGCAGGCTAGACCAGGACACTGTGGAGTTTGCAAACATCGTAGGGTCATGGTATGAGTTGAAGTCCCTGACATTCAAGAGTATCCTGCTATGAAGGTCCCGTTCTATGAAAGCACCCCAGGGATTCTGAATAGCATCCTGTTAGCTCCTGCTAGCCCCACCTACAGGACTATTTCCAGATACACCATTTACAGCATCGCCCTAGTTGGAGGATTTGGTCTAGCCTACACCGACTGCCAACAGGACATCACTGTCCCAGGCATCGGGACCTGGTCGTCCAATACTGTCAGGGTTAATGATCCTCAGACAGGCAGTTCAGCTTCAGAGTCAGGACTGTACCATGCTAAGGTCGGGCTGGACGTAGACACCTGGCAATTCTCATTATACCCCAGGCTGACAGACGATTTGACTGGAGCAGCATTCCCAGACAAGATAGGGAGCCTCCCCTGGCTATCAGCTGCTGCAGGAGGCTTCCTGGATGGCGCGACCGTGTTCGTTGATAGAGCCTACCTCGATCCGAATGTCCCGATAATACCCGGCAAGGCTATAACACCTGCAGCCTGCATCAGATTGTTCGTAGGCAAGATCGCAGAGGTAGACGTTGGCAGGACATTCGCTAGCATCACTGTCAACTCCCTTCTGGACCTCCTCAACACGCAGATTCCTGTCAACCTCTTTCAGGCTCAATGCAGGCACCAGCTATTCGATGCCGGATGTCAGTTGTCTGCTGCATCGTTTGCAACGAACATCACCCTCAACGGGTTCAACAGGAATGCAATCCAATTCCCTCACATAGCCGTACCAGGATCAGGAACTCTGGCTCTAGGGAGGGTAGTATTCACAAGCGGTGTGAACAACGGCTTCTCCCGAGGGATCAGAGCCTATGCAGCTAACGTCATCGCCGGGAGTGATCAGGCAGCTCTAGTCTCTCCCCTGGTCTTCCTCCCTTCGGCTGGTGACACTGCTACGGTCTATCCCGGATGTGACAAGTCTACGACAGCCTGCAATGCTTTCGGCAATATCCTTAACTTCGGAGGTGAACCGTTCATCCCCTCACCGGAGACAGCGCTATGAGCTGGATAGAAGACTTCAAGGCTGAGATGCCTGACCCGCAAGAACGCATCGAGAGACTGAGGGTAGTCCGCGAGGTCAACTCGTGGGTGCGGACTCCATACCATCATATGGCCCGCGTCAAGGGGCCTAATGGGGGCTGTGACTGTGCTACCCTGCTGACAGAAGTATACCACAGGGCAAGACTTGTCCCTCGCATCGAACTGGAGTTTTACCCTCCTGACTGGCACTTGCATCGTAGCCAGGAAAAGTATATTGGATACGTCCTGCAGTGGTCTGTGGAGATCCCCATAGAGGAGGTCCGGCCAGGTGACATAGTCCTCTGGAAGTACGGCCGTGCGTTCGGTCATGGAGGAATCGTCATCCCGCCTGGATGGCCTTACATAGTCCATTCAGAGATGCAGTCAAGGATGGTCGTTCAGGGTCAGGTGAACATTGGACAGCTAGGGCATCGTCCTTGCAGGGCCTACACCCTATGGCGTAAGGATCGTCCCTCCAGGATCATACGTCCGGCAGACGAGGATGCTATCTGATGGGAGGTTTATTCGGGGGTGGCTCATCTACGGTTAACACACCGAATCTGCCTCTGTCTGCCTTACGTGTGCAGTCAAGCCTTCAAGGCAAGCCTATACCCTTAGCCTATGGCAGGGTGCGTATTTCATACAACCTCATGTGGTACAACGACTTCATATCCAGACCAGCTCCTCGCCAGAGCGGAGGCAAAGGAGGGAAGGGAGGAGGCAAGGGGGGCGGAGGCTCCAGTAAATCAGGCAGCGCAGGTAGTTTCCTATACTCAGCCAACGCTATCATGGGCTTATGTGAAGGCCCAGGATCCGTCATCGATGTGTGGGTTCAGGGGACTCAGCAGGCCGAGAACACTCTCAACGTAGATTCCTTAGCATCCCTCAACATGGGGTACTTCCCTGGGGACTATGCACAGACTCCTTGGTCCGTAGTCACCTCATTACACCCCACACAAGCACTAGCCTATCGCGGCATCATGTATGTTGTGGGCAACAATCTGGATCTGGGTACGAGTGCTGTCCTACCTAACTGGACGTTCGAGGTCAACGCCCTGCTGAGTGGATCGGCTATCGATGGGATAAGTGTCCCTCCCAATGTGATCATGTTTGATATCCTAACCTCTCCTACCCATGGGATTGGCTTTCCTCCTGCATTCCTAGCCGACTGGACTCCATATGCCGTCATGACTGCTGGGGCGCATATGTGGTGCAGCGATACTATTTCAACAAGAACTCCCGCAAACACATACTTTCAAACCCTGATTGAAGCTACCAACTCCGAGTTCGTCTGGTCGGGAGGCATCCTCAACATTGTCCCGTACGGAGACTGTGGGGTAGTCTCTTCAGGTGTAGGGACTTACACACCTCCGTCAACTCCTATCTATTCCTTCACTGACGACGACTTCATGGAGAACCAGGGAGCCATAAGCTCGGGATCCCACATCACTGTTGATCCGGTAATCATCACGCGCAAGGCGCGCTCTTCAGTCCTGAACGACATCATAATCGAGTACCTCGACCGGTCGAACTTCTATAACCCAGCGGTAGCTGAGGTCATGGATGATTCTGAGATCACCCAGTTCGGCTTTAGACCCTCAGACACCAAGCAGTATCACTTCTTCCAGGATGCCCAGTCAGCTAATGTGTCTGCCCAGCTTCTGCTGAGAAGGCAGCAGGTAGCCAACCTATATTCAATCACAGTCGATGAGCGGTACATCCTCCTTGACCCCATGGACTTGATTGAGCTGACGGACACCAATCTCGGCCTCTTAAACACCCCAGTTCTGGTTAAGGAGATCACTGAGAACCCTGATGGTTCTCTGAACATGCTATGTGAAGACTACCTGAATGATGCATCAACCATCCCTGTGTACTTCGTTCAGCCATCTTCGGGATTCAACCTGAACTTCAATGCTATGGCTCCCAACGTCAACGATGTGACGATCTTCGAGCCTACGCACGTGATGGCTAGGACGCCCGAGATTTGGATAACTGTCAACGGGCCCACTGACTGGGGCGGCTGTACTGTGTGGGTCTCCAACGATGGCAACTCCTACATTGAGGGGCCTAACATCCAAGGGGGTGCTCGCATGGGGATCTCCCCAAGCGGCCTCCCTGTCTTCACACCTACCACTGCTGGCCCCATCATTGATAACACCAACACTCTGGGAGTCGACATCTCATCGCACCCAGCAGACAACCAGCTTATCTCAGGTTCACTACTGGATTTGCAGAACGGGAATACAGCCTGCTATCTGGATGGCGAGTTCATTGCCTATCAGACAGCTACTCTGATCTCGACAGGAGTCTACAACCTGACAGGGCTACAGCGTGGTCTGTACAAGTCCCCCGTAAGCCTGCACAATCCCAATACCAAGTTCGTCAGGTTGGATGGCAATGGATTGATGAGAGTGCCATATACACCTGATAGAATCGGGCAGACTGTCTGGCTCAAGTTCCTGTCTGTGAACCAGTTTGGTGGGGGCAAGCAGCAGCTGTCCGATGTTATCCCTTATAGGTACAGCATTACTGGCTCTAGTTTCATGAATCCTCCTGATGACGTCACAAATGTGACAACCATGTTTATCGGGAACCTGACGGAGATTGATTGGATCCCACCGGCAGACGACAGACCAGTCTATTACGAGATCCGCAAAGGCCCAAGCTGGATTGGCGGACAGGTTGTCAAGCAGCAGCTGGTCCCCAGAATTCAGGTGCAGGGTGATGACAACTACTGGATTGGTGTGTACGTCCTGAGTCCTGGTGGTGTGAAGATCTACAGCGTGAATCCTCCTGAAGTGATAGTTGCCGGAGGTACTATCGTGGACAATGTCGTAGTCACTTGGGATGAGGCAGCTCTGGGCTGGCCCGGAACACTTTCGTCAGGCCTCTCGATCGTAGGCAGCGACATCATCACCGACGTTGGGACCTTGACTCCGGAGGTCTACGGTGTGCCAACAAGCCATTACATTGACCTAGGTTATATTGCCCCCTGCAACATCAATATCACGTGGCAAGGCCAAGGACTCAACGCAACGCAGGACATCCTATCAGTCGTTGATTGGTTAGGCTATTCGGACGTCCTCAGTTACCTCTCAACGGCAGCTACCACAATCTATCCGATGGTTGCTGTAGGCGATTCTGTTTTGATGGGGTCTTACAGACGCTTCCAGGCTGGTGTGTACGTGGGGCAGAGATTCCAGTTCTTGATGATCATGCAGTCGAGTGATGTGCAGGTCCAGGCTGTGCTACTCCAGTTCAAGATCAGTGTGGACGTCCCTGACAGGATCGATCACTTCAACAACCAGAGCATCACCAGCGCGGCTGGAGGCCAGACTCTCCTGTTCAGGCCTGACGGCAAAGCAACAGCGCCCTTCAATGGAGGAGCAGCGGGTTCGTCTATTCCTTTGTGGCGTGCTTCGATCATCAATGCCACCAGCGGCGACATTGTTGTAGTTACATCCCTGAATCTGTCGTCGTGCATTGTCAGGGTCTTCAATGGCGGTACGCAAGTAGCACGCAATATCAACATCGAGTTCCAGGGGTACTAAGGTCATGGCCTCCTTAACAGTCGCAACCTCAGGGATAGTCTCTGGCCTTGCTAACAACCAGCAGATCAACCTGATCAGTCAAGCCCTGGCAACGCTATCAGCCTCAGGCACGGCGCCAACCGTGACCTCGACAGGTCTGACCAGCACGGCCAACATGTTGTGGTACGACTCAACCAACAACCAGATCAAGAAGCGGAATGAGGCTGACACGGCATGGCTTACTCTCTTCACCGTCGATGATTCCAGCGGAACGCTGTCTCTTCCATCCCCCATAGTCACGGGGACTCTGACGTTCGGGGCTACCACAGGAGTCGTTGCTGCTCTGAACAACAGTACCATCATCCAGGTGAAGGATACTGGAGGCACTTCAAGAAGTGCGTACATCCCCTGCGATGCTAGCAGCAACACCCTGATCTTCAATTCAGGCGGCGGCCTTCTCAGGTTCATAAGCCAGAACGGTGCTGTTGAGCTTGCTCACTTCGACAACATTGGGCAGCTTTTCACCTCCTCCGGAATATTCGCTACTGGCCCTCTCAACGGTACTGCAGTTACTCTGACCGGTGTTGGGCAGAGCACAGTAGCTTTCACAGCAGGCAACACGGGACTGAGGCTGAACCAGAGCGGTGCTGTAGCCGCAACCGCAGTAGTCACCAACCTATCGAATACTTCCTCCTTCCACATGGGGTTCCTGGTCAACGGGGCATCTGCAGGATCGATCTCGTCACCTACAAGCACAAGCGTTGCCTTCAACACGACTTCCGACTATCGCCTGAAGGTGGTGCTGAGCAGGTTCGACCCTCACAGCATCATCGACAGTATACCTGTGCATGAAGGCTATTTCAAGACCACTCCAGGCGACTTCAAGCCTATGTTCCTAGCACATGAGGTACAGGTTCATATACCATGGGCTGTCACAGGATATAAAGATGAAGTCCACCAGGAAGACCTCGTCTATGTTGAGCCTGCTACTAAGATACGAACCGTCCTCTCGAAGAAGGGCGAAATCAAACCTCAGCAGCTGGATCACTCTGCGCTCGTCCCTGTGATATGGGCCGAGCTACAGAGCCTCCGCAAGCGTGTCAAGGAACTGGAAGACAAGCTGACATGACATGACATGACAGACAGACAGACAGACTTCCTAGCCTTTTGGTCTCTCAGGGCAGGTCATTATGCACAGATAGTCGGTCAAAGGCTGAAACATCACACAGGGCCCGTACGGCCGGTTTTCGTAGTCACCACACCTGCCCGACGGTAGGAGATTGATGCAGTTGAACCTCCAGTATCCTAGCTTCTCATCCGGATAGCTAGGTATGAAAGGAAAGCCAATGAATACCCGCGCTCTGTTGGGTGAGTGATAGGAATAAGAGGCTAAGACAACCATCACCTCCAGTCTTGTCTTGCCTGAGTTCACAATATCACTCATCAGAGGGAAATCACGGCAGCAATGGCCCGGCTCAATACAATTCTCGCAGGCATGAGAAGAGTCTCCGAACGAGCTGATCAGGTTTGCACCCATGTCAGTTGATGTCCTCCTTGGCGACTTTCACGTGGGAGAACCTGGAGCACTTCTCGGCCCTCCTGACCTTCGGCCAGCCGGACTGTTCCATGATGTTGAAATTGCCTGAAGGGCGGCCGTCAGGCTGCATAACGGGGACCAGGAAGAACTGCATGTGAGGTGAAGATTCGTGACACTCCCTGACGCTGAAGTCGATCTTCTGCCCATCAGGTTTGACGTAAGCGGCGTGCCTGCATAGGGCACAGCACTCGGTGGGCAGATCCATGTTCATGTCAGCGCCCATCATAGAAGTCGGGTCGAGAACGTTGGGGTCCATTGTAGTGTCCTTTCGGTGTCCAGTGTCAGGGTCAGCAGTCGGTGTCAGAGTCAGAGGTCTCGGTCATCGAGTTCAGAAGGTTGTGGAGGAGCCCATATAAAGTCATCGTCGGTGGCAGCCCCATCAGCACCATACGTAACCTCGATAGGCTCTGCGTTGTCGTCTGGCGATCGCCCTCCGGATGCAGCCTTCCTCTGCTGACCTTCCAGTAGACGAAGGTCCTGTACTCGAGAGGCCATTGCATATAGAGTGCGGGCACTGGGTATGAACCAGCCTGCGTCATCGTTGTCGCTGTCACGAGCTGCAGCTGCAGTGGTAGTGGTGGGTTCATAGGGGTATTCGAACTCCTTTCCTTTGCGGTATATAGACCATCTCTTGCCTACGGAAGGCTCAGCCTTGAATGGTATCGCCGTCAGACCCCATTTCGGACCTACCCTTTGTAGGCACTGCACGATCACCCACTGACACCAGGCGATGATCTCAGGGACGTCAGGACACTCGAACATAACCTCGTCATGCACGATGTTGACCGGATAGATGCCGTAGGGTTCGAGGATGTCAGCAGCATCAGCAGCTCCTAGACAGCATATCTCGGAGGCTATTGACTGGTGTGGGAAGTTACTTGCCTCATTCTGCAGGGCTTTGTGATTCTCCCTAGTGACCAGCCAGTGTCTCTTCTTCCTTCCGAAAGGCGTGATTAGGGTCTGACCTTTCAAAGGAGCATCGCGGCATTTGTCGATGAACTGCTTCGCCTTCGGCGATCTCTTGAACCAGATGTCAATCCAGCGTTGAGCCTCCTCCGTAGGGATCTGAAACTCTTCGGCAAGTGAGGGAGCTTCACGGCCATATACAATTCCAAAGTTCACGGCCTTAGCCCGCATCAGCTGCTCTTCGTCCCAGGAGGCTCCGAAAAAGTCTCCAGCAGTTTCCTTATGCAGGGATCTTTTTCCACCTGGCTGATAGATCTCCAGCAGGAAATCGTCTCCAGACAGACAGGCGAGAGACCTAAGCTCGGCCTGGTTAAGGTCCACTTTGACGAAGACCATACCTGGAGCAGCCACGTACATCCCTCGCAAGCGCCTGTCTCGTGGGATATTCTGCATGTTAGGATTTCGAGACGACAAGCGGCCGGTTCTGGTGCCGTGTATGAGGAAGGTAGCGTGGACTCTGCCATCTATGTTGATGTTCCTCTCAAGCGAGGTGATGTAGGTGCTCAGGGCCTTGGATGCCTTGCGGAACTCCTGCAATGCCTTGATGACCGGATGCTTAGGGAGTCTTTCAAGGACCTCCTTCCTCGTAGACCTACTCCCAACCTTCTCAGGTGGCATCTTTAGGGTGTCAAAGAGGAGCTCAGCTAGCTGATAAGTCGAGTTCGGATTCACATCATTAGGGTGCCCGTAAGATTTAGCTACCCCTTGGATGGCACTCAAAGAGACCGCGATTTCTCGTTCTAATCTCGCGCGCTGCCTCTTGACGTTCCCTCGGTGAACTAGGATCCCTGTTCTTTCCACCTTATAGAGGAAATGCCCACTCCTTAGCAGGACCTGCGAATAGAGCTTGTGCAGGTTAGGATCGTTATCCACTTGCCCCATCAGAGGGTCAAAGATCTGTCTGGTATTGCTGGTATCGAGAGCAAGGTACTTATACAGTACAGGCTTGGGAATGACTCGATAGCTCGTCTTGCGATTGGGGAGGTATGGCTTAAGCATGTGCTTGTAGTCAGGTGCACCGATGTAGTCGCCTCCTACTTGCTCAAGGTCATGGATGCCTCCAAGCTCATCCAGCGTATAGCTGAGGAGCATAGTGTCCTCGTCAACGCGAGCTTCCGGAGAGATGTCCCTCCGGACAAACTTCATGTCGAACTTGCCATTGTGCCAGATGAACTTCGGGCCTTTGTCAGCCATCAGGGGCCCTAGGAAAGCTACCAGATGCTCAGGGATAATGAAGACCTCTCTGGGATCTGCACACAAGCCAATGGCCAGCATCTCGTCGGTTAATGGATTGAATCCTCCGGTCTCAACGTCTGCTGCGATGTATGGTTGGTCCTTCAGGAGGGACGTAAACATTTCAACATGCTGTGTCGTCTCAGCAACATACCATTTGGGAGTGATAGGTGCCTTAGGCGAGCCCCCACGAACCAGATGCCAAGCATACTTCAGGTCTTCCCGAAACTGCCTATAGTTTCCCGTACCACGCAAAAGCGCGGCTGGGTGGACCATCGGTAATAATCCAACTGATGCCCCGTCGAAAGGTAACAGTTGCCCCCTCACTTGGGTGATCTTGTAACCACTGTTGCCAGTCAACGACCTCAAGGCTGAGTTGCCCATAGCTATGACTAGCTGTCTGGGATGCGCTCGCACTTGCTCCATCAGGCGTGCGTTGCAAGCCAGAGCTCCTCGTGCTACCATCAATTGATTCTTTTGGGTTTCCTTCTGCTGAGGAGGCCTGCACTGCATGGAGTTCAGGATATAGACACGGTCTAAGTTTCCATCCCATTCCGTACCCTTCAAGTCCGGTGGGAGGGTTCGCCAGAAAACTTGGCCGCTTGGACCTGTTAGAGGCCATTTGGATTTTAATTCCTCCTGCCCGGGGGCTTCGCCAACAATCACGACGGGGGATTTAGGGTCTCCCCGTGACCCACATTTGGGTCCACCATATGGACACGCTTTACAAGGCGCAAGGCAGCTCTCGTGAAGCGGTGATGGACCAGCTAGCACCGACATCCTAACGGATCAAACAGTCTTGGCTGCAGTAGGTGTAGGTGTAGAAGCAGGAGGCTGTGTTGGTGGAGGTGTTGGTGCGATCTTGCTGCGAAGCCCAGTATAGATGGATCGCATTAGGTCGGCGTACTTGTCTGCGTTGGCAGGCCCGTTGTAGTAGTGGGCGAACCTGAGGACTTCAGCTCGGTCATTGAAGTCGAAGGTCTCCTCCTTGAAACGCCCGGCAGACACAAACCGAGTGAAGGCGATCCGTTGGGTGTTGTAGTCGTTCAGATACTTGCCGACGGTCACACTCTTTGGGATCAGCCCCAGGGCTTTGTTGTATAAGTTAAAACCCATGATCTGGAAGGCACCCCAACTGGTGAAGCAGATCATCGCGGCAGTGTTCTGGGTGCATGGAGCGTGCATGTCGTTCGCATGCTGGACGCGCTCCTGGTAAGTCTGCTCCATGGCGCTGTCATTCATCCAAGCTTCGAAGTCGACGGACTCAAACCTCATCGCGTCAAGCCGATTGCCTGACTCGATCTGGGAGATCACGTCACTCAGGCGTACTGCCATGTTCATTCTCTGTAGATCACTCATCGGTGTTAAACCCTTCGGTACAAATTTGACTCCCATAAGACCGGGACGCAGCAAGTAGCGCTAGCGGCACGAGCCGCTGAACTATTAGGGACCCCCGCTCTGCAGGTTACAATTGTGCGGGGGATCCCTATAGCCCGCGATGAGTCAGGTTAGCCCTGCTCGGCGGCCTGCAGTTCGTCGTTGATGTCTTCCAGGGTCTGTCGGATGGAGGCCTCCTGCTCGGGTGTCGGATCCGACCCTTGGTTGAGCAGCTCCACGATCTGGTTACCGGCATCGATCAGAGCCGGCGTCTGGACGGCGACGCTCAGGAGAGCTGAGATGACCTGAGCTGCCAGGTCCATTGTTACTAACGCTGCCATGTGAGATGTCTCCTTACGGCTGGTTGGGAATGATAGCCTGCAACGCCATCAGAGCTGCCGTTGCACTCGAGACGGCGGCTTCTGCCTCCGTTGAGTTGGGTGAAGAGTCCACGACCCCTTGCGCGTTGACAACCGCATCGTGGGCCTTCTGAGCGGCCGCCTTGATCTGTGGCACCAAGGTGCTGTCCGAGCACACCACCCTGTTGGTGCTGGCGCTTGTGCATTTGGGCTGACGAATATAACTGATTGCCAGCCTGTCAGCCGCCGTGAGGGCGGTCTCCAGAGCCAGCACTGTGGCCTTGGGAGTAGGCCCTCGCGTCTGGCCTCCAGGATTTGAAGGACTGGAGCAGCCTATCAAAGGCAATGATAGAGCCAAGGTCAAAGTCATTGCGTACTTTGCGGTTGCGTGCTTTGTGTTCACGGTTGTGTTCCTTTAGCCAGTGGAATTGTGCTAGTAGTAAAGCTAGCCTAATGCGCCTCAGGGATGATCGACGTTGCACCACTGAGGTTCGCATGGCCAATCTGAGCTTCAACTCGCGCAGCGTGTTGATCTTCAGAGGTGATGCCGAGGGCGGACGAGGCGTCTGGAACCGTATTCTTGAGGTACGAGGCTCCAACCCTAACCGCAAGCGCACGTCCTTCAGGTGTGAAGATGCTCTTGCCAGCATCCTGAGCTGCATTCTGCCCAGCTCCGACCGCGCGTAGAAGTGCTTCGGCATAGGTCGTTTGGTATCCCTTCTTCTTCATTTCGGCGACGACAATCCACGCGAGGTACAATGCAACTGGCACGCCAAGCGTGATAATGCACTGTCTGATGAACTCCAAGAAGTCTGCCGTTGTTGGACTCATGCTATTTGTTTCCTTTCTTTCCTTCTTTCTCCCTGCCCTCCCGCCTCAAAACCGCGACCGTGGGGGGCCTGAGTAGTAGTCACGGACCTTAGATAACGCTCCCCGGACGGCGTCCTTCCGATCGTTTTGGCCTGCGGCATCTAAGACATCAAGGTCCCAGCTCGCTTCCCGTCTTCGAGGTATCTGTGCAGAGCAAGCTGGGGCTTCTGGATCCATGATCTGAACAGCAGCAGATTGGCGAGAGTCTCTGCCCTGATCTGACCTGAAGCTTTATCCCACCAGTCACCTCGGGGGATGTGTGTCTTCTGGTGTGGGTCAATCATGAAGCCATGCTGCCCCAGCCGGATGGGGACAGCACTGTCAATCCCCATGACCTTGGGGATATTTGATGCTGCAATGTCATCCTGGAGGTTCTCGGAGAACCCGAAGAGATGGATGAACGGCGTGAAGCGACCGTTCGGGAGCTGCGTCTCCTTAGTGTCCCGCAGCCATTCGATAAACGGGATGCGAGAACCTAGCATGTCCGTGATGAAGCGACCTACTCCCCAGGCTCCGACGTTTGGGAGTTCTGCCAATGCAAGCGCGCAGGACTGCAGCTCCTCGAAGGACTTCCCCTGTGGGACTGCCATGAACTTGCCTTCACTAAGGTATGACCCCCTAGTATGGAGGAGCGGCAACCATTCAGTAGCAGCTGCTGTTGACATCTCGAGGGTCTTCTGCGAGTCTTTGATGACGTCCGGCAAGACGATGATCTGCGCAGGCACAACATCCAGGGCGCTCCGCATCTCACGTAAAGAGACAGGATGGCCTAATTCAATTGTCCCGTTGTCCATGATGATCATGGAGTTGCTGGGGAGGACATCCCTATACAGCTCAGGATGCTCATGCACATCATGAGCCAGGAGGAGATGGTACTTGCCGACTATGTCATCCCCCAAGGCACGCAAGCCTCTGAGGATCTGTGGAGGGCAAACAGGAGCATACAAGGCCATATCACTTCACCCCGGCGACAGCAAAGAATTCCGCACGCGCAGAAGGGACATCCCTAAAGAGCCCCCTGACAACGCTTGTAGAGGTCAGGGTGTCGGGAGTCTTCACTCCACGACAGGTCATACAGGAGTGAGCCGCTTTGATGACCACGATCACTCCCTTTGCCTGGAGGTGAGTCATGAAGGCATCAGCGATACGGCTAGTGATAAGCTCCTGGAGACTGGGCCGATCGGTCCCCACCGCATCCACAAGGCGGGCAATCTTGGATATTCCCACAACACGTCCGTTCGGTATGTATCCGATATAAGCGTGTCCAGTTGCGGGAAGGAAGTGATGCTCACATACCATCCGAAAGGGTATGTCTGATTGAACAACGATTCCATCCGCATGTTCATTTGCACCGACTGCGAAGCCTTCCCCAAAGATTTCCATCACGTCGAAGGGCTGGTTAAACTCCTCCATGTACTGGACGATGCGCCGCGGCGTATCCTTAGTGGATGGGTCGTCCAAGAAGTCCGTGGAGAAGATCAGCATGATCGCCTCGCGGATGTGTTCTTCAGCCGTCCAACTCTTGAAGGGCTCGGGAGGATCCGAGATCATCCTCGTCTCGGGTGCTGTCTCTGTTCTTCTTGCCATGTCAAGTAAGCCTCTTGGGTGGGGTTATGGTAGGTTCGCAAAGAGATGGATCTGGAGACCCAGGATGGCATCGTACTTCATTGCAAGCAAGGCCGCATACTCGATGTTGTCCCGCATCTTCTCCAGGTCGATGAGACCTTTAGTCCAGAAAGATACGCGCTCATTCTGGGACCTCGCTGACAGGCTGCCGTCGTCCTCCAGGATCATTGGCTGCTGCAGATACTCAGCCATGGGAGACAGGTAGATCCGCCTGTGGCCGTGCGGGTATCCCATACGCCACTGCAAGGCCCACTCAGGGATTGAATGATAGCCAGCCCTTGACGTGGAGATGACGAACTTCAGGGCATCAGTTCGTGCAAGCAAATCGGGATGGACCTTGACATACTGCAGCGTCTTCTCGTTGATCTTCGGACTGCACACAATAGTGGTCAGGCCAGGGACTTCCTGCCAGAAGTTGCCGTTGGTCTCAACCTGACATTTGTATCCGCGCTGATGGGCATATTGAAGGAATGAGCTGAGATTCGGTTGGAGGAATGGTTCGCCTCCAGTAACGACTATCAGAGGAGGCTGCTCCGGCGATCTGATCTCGTCCTTGTCAAGGAGTTCGTTCCTGTTGTTAGTCCGCAACCTCAGGATCCGATCAAGGATGTCCATGAACTTCATATCCTCGCCGGCGTCGAAGTAGGTGTCGCAGAACGAGCATTGCAGATTACAACCGGTCAGACGGACAAATGTTGCTCTCCTCCCGGCGAAGGGTCCTTCTCCTTGCAAGGTGTGGAAGATGCTGGTGACCTTCAGGGACTTCACCTGCTGAGGGAAAGCCCCATCAAATGCAAACGTCTTCTGGGTAGCAATCTTGTTGCGTCCAAACATCGGTCAGCCTCAGCTCTCTACGTTGACGAGGAAAGGATACTGCGCCCGACAATAAGGCGTCTCGTACACCTCCACCTTGGTGAGCTCGCCAAGTCCCTGGCTCTTCCGCTTCACGTCTTCGAACATCAGGTTAAACCAGAACTCTGCAAGCTTCTCAGCTGTCGGGATGAACGGAACCACGACAAGCTTCGTCTGATCGCTTGCCCGCTCTTCTTCATGAAACCCGAAGGTCTTGCCATAAGCTCTTCTCGTCTTCTTGAATCGGCTTAGCCATGGATCCTGTTCCCACAGGACCATACCATGATCACAGATGTAGTCAATCCTGCCCAACATGACTTCCTTCAGGAAGGAGAAGTCCATGACCATGTCTTGTTGATTGCCCTCCGGGTTGAGCTCTCCTCGGACCGTAGCCAAGATCCGATACCTGTGGCCATGAATATTCCAACACTTTGACCCATGCGTGGGAACGCGATGAGCCATGTCAATCGAGATCTCACGGGTGATACTGAATACCATGTGAGCGTTCCCCTACGGTTGTGTTGTTATTGCCTACTGAGCATACTCAGTGGGATCTTCGACGCCTGACCGATTGAAGGCTTCCTTCCGTGCACGACACGTCGGACAGACGCCGCAGTGAATCTCTTCGCCCTTGTAGCAGGACCAGGTCTTCGACCAGTCTGCTCCTTGAGCCTCGCCCTCTTCGACGATCTGATCCTTCGTCCAGTGGATGAACGGTGTGATCAGCCGAACCTTGTTGTAGGTCCCGATGAGGATGGCAGCTGCCATCGCTCCGACGAATTCAGGCGTGCAGTCCGGATAAGCCCAACGCTGAGCATCTTCTGCATGAGCACCAAACCAGATGGTAGCTTCTGCTGTGACCGATCTGGTTTCATCCCTCTCCTGCTCCATCACCCAGCCCTGAGCAATGCCAGCAACTGTGGAAAGGAGTTGACCGTTTCTGAATGGGACGTATGTGGGCGAGATGCCGTGAGGCAGATCCTCGTAGCTGACCTCAGGGATGTCTGCGCTTGGATCGGTAAGCATCGACAATGGAGGGCTCGTCATGTTGACGATCATACGCTCGATGCCAGCATCCGAGCAGAACTCCAGAGCCGCATCCATCTCCTTCTTGTGCCGTTGGCCGTAGTTGATCCCGACTGATACGACAGTGTTCAGCTCCGGAGAGCCTCCTGACTCGGACCGAGCTTTCCAAGCAGCTGCTGCTGCTAGGACGAGAGCAGTCGAGCTGTCGATGCCGCCGCTGTGCAGAACAAACGCTCTGCGTGCCACCTTTAGACCACTGATATTCATGATGCCACATCCTGTCGAGGGTAGACGAATAGACTGAGCTAGCTAGCTGGCTAGGCAGCTCCTAAACTGCCTAGCCTCCTAGTAGTAGTAGTGTCAGCGTCAGCGTCAGACGCCGGCGAATCCAGCAGTCATGCCGCCGCCGATCTGATCAGCGGGAGGGAGAACATCCCTCACGTCGTTTCGGTTCTGACCCTCGTACCGACGAATGTCGATACGAATCCTGGCACGGGCGCCGAGCAAGATTCCCTCGTCGGCGACCGCCTGAGGATTGAAGGGACCAGACAGCAGCCGAGCTTGCGCATCTCCGTCGGCCTTGATGCGTGCGAGAGTCCGCTTCACGCGAGGCATGCCACCCTCGTTGAAGACGGTGTGGTAGAAGAACTTCCGGCCGGCATGCTCGTGGCCTTCCTCCACCTCCCAGACCCACGTCCACATGGGGTTCTGGGACCGCTGCGAGAGTCCGTAGTCGAGGGTAACGACCGTGACCGGATAGATCCCGCGCGGAACAGGAGAGTACTTGCCATCGCCGACGTCGGACAGATCGACTACGATGCCCTCGCCTTCTTCGGTGCCCATCCCCTCCTGACGGCCCTGTCGGTCCTGTTGAGCCTGATGGCTGCGCTGACCCTGTTGATTGGGTTGATTGAGTTGATCGGGCTCCTCAACCTCCGACATGTTGACGAAGCCTGCGGCTTCCTCAAAAACGTTCTGATTCATGTTGTGTATGCTTTCGTGTGTACCTCATGTTGCGTTAGCCAGCGTAGTTCATACCTGGCATTTATCGTGGTGGCCCCTACTGCGCGGCCGCCTGGGCTGTATTGTTTGCAGTGGGGGACTTCACAGCATTCGCTGGTGCTGCTCCTGGTGATTGAGTGCCCTGGCTGGCAACTTGTTTACGCTGCAGAAGGCCGACCTCGCTCAGGATTGAGCCCATTGTGGGGTTGTCAAAGAAGGCCTTCTTGTAGTTGGAGAACCTGGACTTGGCAGCAAACCGGGGCCCTGGCTGGATATACATCCGTCGAGGGGCGATCGCTTGCTCCTCGCTGGCGACGCCCATGACCAGATAGCCGACGACGTCCATGAAGCCCTGGACTTGGGAGGCGAGCTTCCCAGTGAGCATGGGATTGTAGATGTGGCGCTTGAGCTCGTCCTGCGTATACGCCCGCGCCGCCGTGAACAGCACATGCATTGGGAGGTCTCGGAAGTTCCGAACCATCCGCTGAACCATGCCATGCTGCTTCTTGTATTCGGCCCATTCTGCTCCCTGCATCTCCTCGTCCATCTTGGTAGCATCGTTGACGCCAAGCAGCTGGTTCATGCAATAGGCCTCAACCTCCGACAAGGAGTCGATGATCACGGTCTTGTACCGACGCAGCCTGATTGTCTCAGGATCTACACCGTCCTTCGGCGGCATGACGATGTTCTGCAGCTTCCGCAGCCTTGCAGTCGCATCAGAGTCGGTCGAATCCCTGAGCATGCAGTGCAGCTTCAAGAACTCGTAGACCCGTGCAATCGTCTTGTAGTCCTTCACCCTGATGGGATCGATCAAGTGAAACGCATGCTCGCGGTCATTCAGGGTCAGATCACCTGCTTCTGCAGAGATCATGACCACATCCCTCATCTCGGGGACGTCGGCGGAGGTCCCCCAGAGCCAGGTTTTTCCTGCTCCGTATTCTCCGTAGACGAGGCCCCGGAAATAGGGAAGGGATTCGCGCTCGGACGGGATGATAAACGCTGCTCGATTCCCTGCGACGGGAGCGGCTGCGTTTTGGATTGGTGTGGTCCCAGGTGAGCCCGGAGTCTTTGCCACCACGCCTTGAGGAGGCTGCTGACCTGCTGCATTGATAACCGCTCCCGGTTTCAGTTGTGACTGCTGTTGTGGCTGTTGAGGCAGTTGAGTCTGTTGAGGCTGCTGCTGCACAGGGCTCGGAGTTACAGAGACCTGAGATACCTCTGGAGTTGGTTGTTGCGTCCCCTGTGGAGCCGTGGTAGTGGTTGTGGCCGCTGGGGCAACTGTAGATGCGTCCGCCATGATACGTCTTCTTCCTCTCTGTCAAAGGTGTTCTGTTCAATTTCCCACTGCCAGTCGGACCCATCGTCCACTGAGAGGCATGCTTGTAGGAAATCACAGTCCCAACTACAATCCCTGGTAGGATTGGGGTAGATGGGTAGAGATGGATTTAACATGTCTGCTGCTTCTAGTAGGATCTTTTCTCCTTCCGCTTCTATGACATTCTGGTTACGCTCAACGAAGATCTGACTGACTAGCTTATCAGATCTAGGCTGCTCCTGATCAATCAGCATGTTCAGGTACTCGATGTTCACTCTGGGTGCCCGCTCGAGATTCCCGTACAAGTTCCTCAGGGCTTTCGCATATAGGGTATGCGTAGTCCTCAGGTTCTTGGATACCGAGAACATTCCTGATGTCTTCAGGAAGTCCGGCTCCTTGGGGATGCCCTTCAGATGCTGTTGATAGATAAACCCGGCAACAGGAAGACTGTAGATGTGGGAAGCTGCCCACATGTAGGCTGAGACTTGGGGGTCGTTCTCCAGATGGTTGGTTTGAATACGCTTGGCTGTCTTGTAGTCGAGAGGCCAAAGGCGGTTGTACTCGTCGATGATGACCCTATCAATAGTCCCAGTGTAAACAGCCCGATCAAAACCAAAAGCTCTAAGCAAGCCTGGGTCCATGGGGATGGGGATCTGGAATCGAACTTCAACCTGAGGGACACCATTCACCTCGTACGTTTGTAGTGGAGGCCTACTCTGGAGCCACTCCTCGTAGTACTCTAGCATGCCCATGCCAAGTTTAAGGTCTTCCTGCCAGTTGTCAGGAACCCTTTGGTCTGTCCCTCGTTGCGACCTCTTGCAAGCCTGAGCATATGCTTCCAAGGCCTCGCTCGGTCGATCGAAATGCCTGTAGCCGTGTAGGTCCTCTACCGCAAAATGGAATCCTGTTCCCAGCCAAAGAGGAGAACGTACTCCTCTTCCTGTTCGATTCCCACGATGCAGGTACGACCAATTGAATTTCCTGCGACACCGTCTAGCTACCTGGCGATCAGAGGTCCTGATGAATGCAACAGCCTCGGTCAGACTACTAGACCCAGAAGGTCTGTAGGCGTTCTCAAAATCGCCTATGTCGGGATCTGACCCAATGTCCCTGTCGCCGTAGTCGTCATCAGCCATACAAGCTAGTCCTAGTTAGGTGGTGCAGGTGTTAAGAAAGGTACTGCCCGTCGTCGTCAAGGATGGGCAGTACCTTCCGCCGCCGGTCAGGGCTGCTGCTGGGGGTTCTGGTTCTGGTTGGGGTTGGGCTTCTGCAGCGGATTTGCCGTCGGCTCGGGGGAGCTTGTCGGCGTTGTCGATGCTGATGCCGAC